GCAGCACAGCCGCCCCGAGAATCAGGGCCGGGGTTGAGTTCGTTTTTTATTCTGCGCTTTTCAATCTCGGCTAACTGAGGCACTGCCGACGTGCAACGTTTAGGCGGCATGAACGGCAGTGCAGGGTTATGCGGATTATTTCACAATTTCAACTTAAAAATGAAAAAAGAACAGATTGAAAGGATTTCAGGTGAAATAGCCAGCCTAAAAAAAACCATAATAGCCAGAGAAAAAGTGCTGGCAAAATTTTTCGAAGGCAGTGGTGAGCCTCTGCGTTCAGAGAAACTAAAATCAACAGACCTCGCCCACTATTTAGCAGCGGGGATAAAAGTGAAATTTGGCAGAAGCCAAGACACTTTTAATGGGTATTTGGTCGGGTGCGACCAATCTTCGATAACCCTTAAAAACGTAAAAGGCTCTTATGCAAGTAGGGCAGAATACCATGTATGGAACGAGGAGGAGTTCTGGCCGATGCTTCGCCACATGGACGAAATGAGCACTTATGAGCGCGAAGAATCCGAGGCGTTCGACAGGCTTCCGGGAAGCGTAACGAGGGAGGCCCTCCGAATTAGATGGTATTGCGAGCGTGGGATAGATTGTTTCGGGTGGATAGGGAAAGGATTGGCGATAAGTGTAAAATATTATTACTTGCAAGAAGGGGAGATTGTCCAAGAAGGCGACGAGGTGGAAATGTCGAACACAATCCACGACCCTGTGTTGTGGGTACCGGCAGATAATACGGTCGGGCAGACTGCCCCCGACCCTGCTTATCCTTCCCATAGAAAATATCGTCGTCTCGTTCCCGCATAACTCCAAGCCCACCGACGCGGCGTTTAGCCGTTTCCGGCGGGCGACAGTTGGGCGAACCTTACAACCGCCTGACAATCAGCCCCAAAAAAACTATTTTAACCAACCCCAAAAAATAAACGTAAAAATATTTGCAGGAATGGTAGAGGGTGTTGTACCTTTATGGCATGAAAAGCAGGGTAATAAAGCACTGCTTAAAAAATTAAAGATAATGGCACACGGCATCACATACGCAGAACTGCAAACGGCAAAGAAGCGTCACGAACTTGCTGCACAAACATTGCGATATGCAGGCTACAAAGCACAGTGCTGCAAAAACGAGGCGTGTGCGCAGCCTTACCAAGTGAATGTCAAAGGCATTGATTCCAACACGGCGAAAGAACTTCAAGTGCTCGTTTGCGGGTTGCTAAAAGACGAAACGTTGAATGTTACTGAGGCATGAAGCCTCGAATAAATACATCTTCGGTGGCCCACCGTTCCGGGCATTTTCTTCCTTTTCTTATGCTTGCTCGTTTTTCTTCTTCCACCCCTATTTGCAATGTTTTTTGTTCACAGGTTGCCGTTTTTTCCGCAAAAGGGCATTCTGTTCGTCGGTGCTTTGTGCTTGCCTTAGAAAAGACGGCAACCATATTAGGTGAAACAGAGCATTTTGTCGCTTCAAGCCTTCCAAAAGATGGAAGGTTTGAGGGGCGCTTAATCGTAAACGGGAAAGAAAAAAACTGCACGGTGCAGTTTAATGCGAGCATGGGGTTTTATCCAGAGGTTTCATAAAAATGAAGCCAATTGCCGACCTCATCCAAATCCTATTATCATCCGGCCCCCCAGGATGGGCAGCCTTAACCATCCTGCTTTTGCAGGTTGGCAAGATGCTTGGTCGGGTGGTCAACCTTTCGATGAAAGGGGTTTGGATGGCATGGGATGAATCAAAAAAATGGTTCATCCGCTTGACCGGGTGGGGGTTGGTGAAAAACCTGCTGAAAGCGGCAGTGCTATACCTCGCTTTTTCAGCCTTCTCCTCTGAAATTTCAGACCGGATACAATGGGTTGAGCAGATGGCTTTCAACCCCATATACCTTGCCCCGCTTGAAAACGACACCAGTAGCGAAGCACTGGCAGCATACACCCGCAAAGCCCAAAAATTCCTTGGCCCCGACGAACATACACTTTTCCTGAAACGAACGGCTGATATAGCCGCCCGATGTGGTAGCACATCGCTTTCGTTTTTTGAGGTGTATGAAAGTGAATGCGGGTGCAACCCCTTCGCGGTGAATGCCCGTCCGATTTTTGACAGGCAGGGTAGGTTGATTCGAGTGGATACGGTGGCCGCCGGGCAGATCCAGTTTACAGCCGCCGGGGTGGATGGTTTGATGGTCGGGGGCGAAGCGGTGACGATGCGAAGCGTAAAGGACGCTATTCGATCCAGGCGGCTTTCTTGGTTAATGGATGTAGAGCAGGTGTATATGGCCAGAGCATCCGGTGGGCATCCGCTTCCTAAGCCTTGCGACGTTTACACCGCCGTTTTTATGCCTGCTTTTGTGGGCGGTGGGCCGGGGACGGTGCTTGCCAGCGTGAACAGCAGCAGGCCGGATTTTTACTATCAAAATATAGGTTTAGATGGCTGGAAGTTGTCCGAATCGGGTAAAATACTTAACTTGCAAAGCGCAAGGGATGGTAAAATAACAGTTAACGACTTGGCCTTGTGCCTTGCTGCGAAAAAGGCAGCGGTTATGGGGCTGAGGTGAAATTTTAAATACTATGTCAACAGAGCCCGGTGTGATCAAAGAAGCCGAAAGGCTTTTTGCAAAATTTGGAAGCCAGGCCGCCGAGGTAGCCAAAGAACTGAAAAAAGTTGACTCTCCGATTGAGCACTTTTTTTGGGATTTGGTGGTAGCGTATTTGAATGATATGCGAAGGGCTAACGCAAAATAAAGCCAGGGTGTCGGATTCGGGGGTGAATTAGGAAATGAACAATTGGGCCAACCCCGGCCCGCCGAAAAATAGTTTCCAGCCCGACGCCCTGTTTTTGCCTCTAATCTATTAAAACATGAACGACAAGAAAAAAGCAATCCTCCAGGTATTAGCCGCAACAGCGCAGGAACGAATTTCAAAAAACCGTTTCCAGTATAGCGCGGTTATGATAAAAATTGACCCTGACAGCCCGTTAAAGGGCATCGAATTTGAAGAGCACATCCAAGTATCAATTTACGATTCTAAGGCAGATAGAGACATTGTTTTTTCGGTAAAAATTGAAAATGTTACGGTCATTGAAAATGCCCTTTCTGGTTTGCCGCCAAATGCAACCGCCTGACAATCAGCCCCAAAAAACTATTTTCACTAACCCAAAAAAATAAACGTAAAAATATTTGCAGGAATAGTAGATTGTTCCGTATCTTTGAGGCATGAAAGGCAGGGCAATGAAGCACTGTTGAAAATTTAAAGGTCATGGCAAACGGCGCAATCAATAAAAGTTTTCTGACTTCAATTACCCCTCAGATGAAAGCCATCATCCTCGAAAACATTGCTCGACACTACGGAATTTCACAAAGCCAGGCGTTTGATGAAGTTACGGATGAAGAGGCAGAAAGCATCATGGATTATGTGACCGGGAAAGACCGGGCTTCTATTTCGGTAATTTATCAAAAATTCTGCGTACAGGCAGGAATACAAATAGTCGGGTAATATCATGCAAGAAAGAACCACACCAACAAGCATAAACCACCTCAATCCAAACGAAATTCTCGTTTTTGGTTCGTCCTTAATGGGTGAGCACGCCCTAACCGACATGGGACTACACGCGCTAAATTTTGGCGCAAAAAATGGCGTGTGGCGCGGATTTTGCGGAAAAACCTATGCAATCGCCACCCTAACGCCAATCCTCCACCCGGTAAAATACGATTGGGCCGTGAACAATGATGTTGCAGAGTTTTTGCGGGCTGCTGAATCCCTGCCAGCCTATACTTTCCTCGTTACGCACATCGGCGGCGATTCAGGGTATTACACTCCCGCGAAAATCGCCCCCATGTTTGCCAAGGCCCGAAACTTGCCTAACGTTCACCTGCCTGCCGAATATTGGCAGGTGCTAAACAACCCCGCAGAATGGGATTAACGCATAGTCAAAAAAAGGTGCTGAAACTGGCACAAGACATGGGCGGAACGGTGGTGTCTTCTGCCATCGTCGAAGCCCTTGGCGGTGCTTACTTTCATAATCCCGAAAAATACGTTGGAGACATTGTTGGAAGGATGGTAAAATCGGGCTTGCTGATTCGGGTAAAGCCCGGCGTGTTCCGATTACCGAATGCCGACGATCCAAAAAAGGCAAAGCCGGGGGCTGTGCCGCCCGATGATTCACCAACACTTTTTTAGATCATGGAGCCCTACCAACTTCCAGACGACCCGCCAAGATTTGGCCGGCACTGCCTGCCCCCGCTCATTTTCCTTGCGGCTTTTTGGCTCTCAATCATTTTATCAATTTATCATTGCACATGAAGAAAGAACAACCAACCGACAAAAAACCATTGTTTAACCAGAAAACCGCCGACAAGAACGCGGCTCCCGCAAGTCCTATAACTGGGCTTCCCATGCAGAGAGTTTATCGCATAGAGCCGCATATTGTTGACACAGATGTTTATTTAGGTGTTGAGGTGTACGTCCGTGCCCAATATTGGGAAGACCAGCACAACGGGGAACTATTCCAGGACATTGAGCAAAAAGACTTTGCGGCAAAAGCCGCCCGCCTTGCCGCCGAATCAAACGAGCAAAAAACCGTGTACCACACACGGGCCTGGCCAAAGGAATTACCTCCACCTCCAAAAAAAAGGTGGAAATAATTTTGCACAATACAACCTCTTCCCCATACCTTTGTCCATCACTTTTCATGAGATTATACGGGCTACCGGGCGCAATGCAAACGAGCATTGCGCTTTTTTTATGCCCAAAAAGAAAATTAGTAGTATTTTTGCTGAATAAAAATACGGTATGCCAAAACCTCGCCTTATCACATACACAACCCCTGCCTCCGTAAAAATTATGATGGTATTCCTGGGAAGCGGAACGGGCATACTAAACACCGACGCGGGGTTGTTCGTTATGAACGAAGACCACCCCGAAGGAAAAACATACCCGAAAGGCACGGTTTTCGCTGTTGAAAAGGGGAGAATTAGGGAGTGGAGAAAAAACGAATAGTTGTTATGAACGAATTAGCAAAATTCAGAATAAGCAAAGCGAATTTTGCGCCGTCTGTAAAAATTGGCGCAACATCGATTCTGAGCACTCGGTATATCAAGCCGCCAAAAGTCCGGGAAATACCCGAAAGACTTTTGATGTACTCCCTTGCCGAGGAATTGGCACGTGACATCCTGCCTGAGCACGGGTGCCGCTATTTTGTCGTTTTAGATGGCAAGTTTATCGCGGGTGACTTTTTCGAGGCGTTCATAACAGAACACAACCTACACGTCAAGCGAATGACCATATCAACGTTATCACTTTCTGAAAACAACGTTGACAGTTTCGCAAACCTAATAAACGGGAATTATGTAGATGAGTTAAACTTGATTGTGTCAGATTACTTTTTCTCGCACGAGCGGCATAACTTGGTAAAATATCTGTACTCGCAACTTGACAAAGATGATAGATTCCAGTTAGCCGCAGCCGGAACGCACTGCAAAATTTGCCTGATCGAAACACATTGCGGGAAGTTCTTTACCATTCATGGTAGCGCGAACCTTCGTAGTTCTGGCAATATTGAACAAATTTGCATTGAAGAAGGGCGGCAACTATATGATTTCAACCTCGAATACCATTTAAGCATATTAGAGAAGTTCAAAACAATTAAAAAAAATCTTAGACACGACAAACTATGGCAGGTGGTTCAAAAGTAAAAAAAAGCACAAAAAAGGCGGGCGCGGGCAAACCTACATCCGCTAAAAAACGGGCGGGCAAAAAAAGAACTGAATAAGCGATGGAGCGAAAACAAACACAACAGTTAAAAAAAGATTTTTTAACTGCATTCCAAGAAAGCCTCGGCAACGTGTCTCATGCCTGTGACGCTATTGGCGTCGCGCGCTCAACTTATTACGACTGGTTGAAGAGTGATCCAGATTTCAAAAAACTGGATGACGAAGCCCGGCAAAGAACCGTTGATACTGTGGAATCGGTGCTATACGACCTTATTGTGAACGAGAAAAACCCAACGGCGACAATTTTCTTTTTGAAGGCTAATCCGCTTATGGGGTCTCGGCGGTATAGAGAGGGCGTTGACGTTACAACCAACGGCGAATCTATCAGCCCCCTTTCGGGCTTGAATCCTGAACGGCAGGCCGAAATATTGCGAATCTTAAATGCTGAATCTGACAAATGAGCACATAATATCCGCAAAAGCGGACTGCTTTCGAGCCGGAATTTTTGATGTTCTGGACTTGACCGCTAAGCAGGTCGCGGCAATGGGCGTTTTAACCGACAGTCAAACCGATGAACTACTATTTGGTGGCGCGGCTGGAGGTGGTAAGAGTTATTTAGGTTGCGAGTGGTTACTTTGGAATTGTATATCATACCCAGGGACGCGCTGGTTCATCGGTCGGCACCACCTTTCACAGATTAGGGAGAGTACAGCGGTGACATTCAGGAAGGTGTGCAAAAAGCACAACATTCCGGCAGATTGCTGGAAATACAACGAGAACGGGGTGAAGATTGTGTTTCGCAATGGCAGCACGATTTCGGGGCTTGAGATGATGCACAAACCGGGCGACCCGGATTTTGACGGGTTCGGTTCGACGGAGTACACGGGCGGTTGGATTGAAGAGGGTGGCGGGGTGGCTTACAAAGCCTATGAGGTGGCCGGAACGCGCATAGGGCGACACATGAACGACGAATATAGCATACGGGGCAAACTGCTCATAACGGGCAACCCTTCGCGTAACTGGATGTACTCAACCTTTTTTAAGCCCTACCGGGATGGAAATTTGAGCGACGGGCGGGCGTTCATTCAGGCGTTTGTGACGGACAACGAAAAGCGAGAAGGGGGGTACTTGGAAAGGCTGCAAAAACTTACGGGCGCAGCGCGGGCGCGGTTGCTGTTAGGAGATTGGGAATACGATGCTGACCCGCTCAGTTTGATCGAATGGGCCGCCATAGACGATTTGTTTACAAATGATTATCTTCGCCCCGACGAAAAGAGAAAAAGGCTGGTGGTTGATATTGCCCTGCACGGTTCAGACAAATTTAGGGCGGGGGTTTTTTACGGCCCCGTAATGGTCGAACATACTGAAATGCCAAAGAGTGGAGGCGAGCAGGTCTTGAAGCATATCCAGACGTTGCAAGCAAAGCACAACATTCGGGCATCGGGTATTCTTTACGACGCGGATGGGGTTGGGGGGTTCATCGGAAAGAAAGGCGGGTTCATTCCGGGCGCAAATGCTTTTCACGGTGGCGGAACGCCCATAAAGATGAAAGACGGTTCTGAAAAGTCATATTTCAACCTGAAAGCCCAATGCGGCTACCTATTGGCGGACAAGATCAACGAGGGAAAACTTTGGGCGAAGGGTGTAACAGCGCAGACAGACCGGGAGATGTTGCGCGAAGAACTGGCACAGGTGAAACGCGACAAGGGCGACGGCGACGGAAAACTAAGATTGAAGCCAAAAGACCAAATTAGAGCGGACTTAGGTAGAAGTCCAGACTTTTCAGACCTCTACATAATGGCGATGTGGTTTGATTTGGCAGAGGCCACACAAAGAACATTCAACCGCCCGCTACAAATGTAAAACAATGTTTGGCAAACTGCCACCACTACAAAAGGTCGGCTCAAAAAATACGGGTGTTGAAGCCTGACATACAAAATTTAATTCTGATGGGAAGAACGAAACAAGAAATAACGGACACGCTGGTAGATGTTTTCCAAGACCTGTGCGCCCTAAACGGCCAGGGTGTTGACCGTCCGGCCCCCCGCCTCATTGCGCAGGTAGTCAGGATGTTGGAGCCGCAACGCGGCGGGCTGCTCCTAAGCCAAGCGAAAATCAAACTGCGATCTGCGCCGAAGCCCGCCAAGGTGGAAACGCCCACCATCGAAGACCTGCCAGAGGTGGGAAAGCCGAAAGGGGCGCAACCAGTCCGGCAGTCGCAGCCCCTGAAAGTAGAGCCGGAACAAGTCCCGCAACCAGTAGCCCCCAAGTCGGAGGGAGAAACAGAGGCCGAAAGTGTTGCGGCGGTTGATCCGTTAACGCCGGATGAAATTTCCTCCATGCTGGAAATGAAGCCCATTGACGCGGAGGAAAACTATCCGGCATCGCGGGTTATCATTACCCTGCTTTCCGTAGGGGTTGATTCGACGACGCTCGAAAACAAGACATACCGCCAACTTTACAACATTACCCGCTCCAACTTCGCGTGAGTAAAATAGCAAAAATTGTATCTCCAACTACAGGCGAAGTGCTAATCACACTGCCTTTGCCTGACTCGCTTGCCGATGTGTCGCTGGCCAATTATGTCTCGTTTTTGAACGAGATACGCGGCGTTGATTACGAAGGCGCGTTGGGAGACGCGGATTACACCGGGCCAAACCCAATAGTCCAAATGGCCCGTGCTATTGGTGAGTTTTGCGGGGCACCGCTTGACAAGGTTTTGCGCGGAAAGTTGGGCGAAGCATACCACGAAGAAACCGGATTGGATGGCGGCATCCGCTCGCTATACGGGTGGCTCGTCCGAGCAATTTGCACCTACAAAGGCGTACCAAGGACGGGTGAATCTTGCAAAGTGTACTATGGCGGGCAGGAATACGAAATTCCATACATCACTGCTGCCGTGCTCAGCGGGACACCGCTGCTACCCACCGTCGAAGCGGTCGAAGCGGTGGAGGCGTATGAAACGGTGCGCGTGTACGAAGAAATGAACAAGACCGACGACGATCCGCAAGGAAACCGGGCTTTTGCTCGCTATCTTCGGACGCTGGCTGTGCTACTCAGAAAACCTGGCGAGCGGCTGCCAACGGAGCCGGGCGACCGGGAAAGGTTCATACAGGCGCGAATGGTGGACTTTCAGGGAATGGACGCGAAGACGGCGGTTGATGTTGATTTTTTTTTGCTCAATACATTGACGCTCTCCGAAAAGACCCTGCCGCTCGTTGGTTCTTTGACCCTCCCCCTTTTCGCGCTCGCACTGACAATCCAGCCGCAGAGCGCACGGCGTGGGAAAAGGCTGTTGCCCATCAAAAAGTTATTAGTTCCCGCATCGGCTGGTGGTCGGTCAATTCGCAGGTCATTGAATCGCGCTGGTTTGAAGTAGTAGGGATGACCCCCGTTGAGGCGGCACTGAGGGCCAATTTTGAAAGTGTGGTTAAGTTAATTTCACTCGAAAATGCAAAAACTTAAACGATATGGCGTGCAATCAGAACGTAATTAAGTTCCCTGTTGACTGCTATTATATTGCAAATCAACAACGGATAAAGTTGAGCAAATCTCAAGAGAAGCGCATGGTAGATCAAATCGCCTATGCCGTTCGCAATATGGGAAAGATCAATACGCCCGAAGCAGCCGCCCAACGACCCGACATTGATACCATCATACCCGCATTGACATGAAGCCTACCCTAACCGACTTTTTTACCGTTCTCAAACAGGCGGTCATGTTCAGTCCAAAAACTGAAATGAAGTGCAAGCAATTGCAAGCCCTTCGCGTGTCTCCGCGTGAATACGGGATGGAGTTGGCATCTGAGAACATCGGGGCCACTATTTGCGACAAGGACAAGCCCTTTTTTTGGTCGCGCATTTGGGAGCAAAAAAAGTACAACCCTAACCAAGTCGCATGGGAGTTTCCGCTACTGTTCGTGTCAGAATTGAGTATCAGCACAAAAAACGCAATGCTCAACAGCGCCGAACGGGCATACACTTTCCAGGTCACGGTGTTGGACAAGTATAGCGAAGACTGCGACAAAGGGAAGTGCCAAGGGTGCAATGGCCGGACGATCAATGAAATTTTCTACGACACCGAAACGCTGTTGCATTCCGTTGTGCGCTATTTGGCGACCGTCACGGAGGCGGAAACAGACCGGGGCGTTTCAGGTTTTTTTAGCCGCACATATTTGGAGTGGTTGATTTCAAAAGGCTCTATCGGAGAATATACGCCGGGCATGGATTGGGGTGGAATTATGGTGGCCGAAAACAAAGCCGCTGTCTCATACCGGACGGCGATAGAAACACTGAGGGTGTACGGCACGGCTATTGACCTGACCGTGAGCGTGAAAAATTGCGAAGAACCGACATTTGATTTTTCAAACTGCCCGGATATTTCGGTGGTCGGCCACGAAACAGGGTGCAAAGACTGTGGATGATGAATACCTTTTCTCTACAAACCGCCACCCTTGCCGACCTTTGGGCGGCTTACTCCTTTGTAAAAATGGAGATTGACGTATGGAATGAAATAGTAGAGGCGGAGGTAAATGAGAGCGCCGTCCATCGGTTGTATGAGTTGCGTTGGGCTGCAAAAAGTATCCGATTGGAGATTAGTCACCGGATTTACACATTCATTCAGCCGCCGATAAAGGCGTGATAGAAAAGACACAATAATGAGTACAGGGGTTGCAATTATTGGTTTTATCCTATGGTTTGTGGCAGGGGTTTCCCTTGGCAAAGCACTTGGGACAAAGGAGCGGATAAAACTTTTGCGTTTGCGCAAATCTGTTCCGGGCGCAGTCCAGACTGTGGAGGTATTATCTGCATACGTTATTTATCGGGCTACAAATGGGTGTCAAATGCCGTATGCAAAAACGGATGAAATTGGACTTTCCAGGCACGAGTACCCGGATGAATGTGTGTTATTCGGCGTGATAAAAGAGTGGGAGCAGTTAAGGTGCGCAGAACAGCGCAGGGCGGTATTAACAGAAGCACAAAATGCCTAATACATTGCAAGGAATAGCCTCCGGGCTGACCGCCGGAATGGAGCGGCTACAAAAAACAACGCGCCAAAACCTCGAAGATCAGGGGCACGTCCTAACCGGGCGGCTTCGAGATTCTATTGTTTTCGATGTTAAGGTAAGCGGCGATAAGGTGGTGGCGAGGATGTTTTGTGAGGCATACGGTTTGGCTATGGAGTTTGGAATTAAGGCGGCAAACATTCCATATAGCCCCGGCAGCGGCGCAGCGAGTAGCCAATACATTCAGGGGCTAATTACATATTTCAAGCGGCGCGGGGTGACAGGAAGGGAGGGTATCCGGGCGGCGTTCGCAACAGCAAGGAAGCACAAGCGCGAAGGAATGCCCACCTTTGCAAGTAGAAGGTTTTCAAAGACAGGTGAGCGCACAGGGTTTGCATCGTCGGCACTTGAGCACGACTTAGAATTTATCGGGGCGATCTTGCAAGAAAAAACGGGCATTGCCCTGTCTATTGCATTCGTTCCGGGCATGGAGATTGAGCCAATCAAAATTTTTGTTTAACAGTCTGGCAGGAAAGGCTAAACAGGTTTGGCATGGCACAAAAGATACTATTCGAGATTACCGCCGAGGACATAGGCGTATCGCGGCGCATTGCCGAACTTCAGGCCCTTATCCGGCAATTAAATAAGGAGATTAAAGCGGGCGACAAGACGGGCGAGGCGTACGACGGGCTGCTTTCAGACTTGACAAAAGCCAAACGCGAAACGGAACTGCTACGCGAAGAGCAGAAACAACTAAATCGAGAATTTAAAGCCCAGCAGGTGCCGAAAGACAGCCTTGCCGGGCTTCGCATTGAATACGCCCGCCTTACGGAGCAAATTACCAAATTCAGCAAGGCGCAGCGCGAAAGCGAATCCGGGCAGCGGCTTATTGCCACAGCCGCCGGACTAAAAACTCAGATCAACGGAATTGAGGAAAGCGTTGGTCGCTTCACGGGCAGCGTAGGTAATTACCGAAAGGCACTCCTATCTGTTGGCGACCTTGTTACGGGCGGCTTAATCACAGGCGGAATAGTCGGCGCGGTTGAACTTTCCGTTGCCATTTTTCAGAAAGGGGTGAAGGCTGTGGCCGATTACGGCGCGTCGCTTGATCGCCTTTCAGCCATCACAGGGGTAACAGGCACACAGTTGGATAAATTCGAGCAACAAGCGCAAGGACTTACTACTATTAAGATAGGAGACGGCGAAATAGTAAACACGGGGGCAAATATCCTCGAAGCGTTTACGCTTGTCGGCTCCGCTCGCCCTGAATTACTTGCCAGTGCTGAGGCGTTGGCGACGGTAACAAAAGAGGCGATCATCCTTTCCAAAGCATCCGGCGACGACCTTAAAACATCGGTGGAGGCCGTAACCACTACGTTAGGGCAGTTCCAACTTCCAGCGGAAGACGCGGCACGGATCACAAACGAACTTGCAGCAGGCGCAAAGGCGGGCGCGTCTGAAATTGTAGATACCACCATCGCCCTAAAGAAGTTCGGAACGACGGCGGCTGTGACAAATGTCAGCACGGGCGAATCAATCGCGTTGATCGAAACACTTGCTGATAGGCAGTTGAAAGGCGAGGAAGCAGGTACGCAACTTCGCAACGTGCTTGCAAAACTTGCCGGGGCGGACATCCTGCCAAGAAATGCGCTAAAGCAACTAAACGAGGCGGGGGTTGACATAAATGTGTTGAAAGACACCACGCTGCCGCTGATTGACCGCCTTACGGAGTTGGGCAAGTTGCAAGGAAACACGGCAGCACTTACAAAAGTGTTCGGGCTTGAAAACCTTAACGCTGCGCAAATAATAACGAGCGGGCTACCAAAGTATCAGCAACTTCTTGGACAAATCGAAGGCACCAACGAGGCGTACATCCAAGCGGGTATCAATTCCAGTAACCTGAAAACCGAACTGGAAAACTTACAGGCGAAGGGTATAAACTTCTTAGTTTCTGCCTTCCAGGTATTGGAGCCGACCATAACAGCATTTGTGCAAGCCATTTCGGAGCCGGGCAAGTTTCTCGAACAGTTCAGCGCCGAACTTACGGCGGTGGCGGCTGCTCTGATATTTGTTCGGGTGCAAAGTATTGCATCGGCGGGCGGGTTCTCCCTTTTCGCATTGGCATTACAGGCGCAGTCCGCTGCAACCGCTATCGCCACCGCGGGCACCCGCCTTTTGGGACTTGCGATGAGTGCGCTCCCTGTTGTGGCTATCGCTGCCGCTGTTTACGGGCTTGTTAAGGCATTCGAGGCTTACCAAGACAGCGCGGGCGCGGCTGAAAAAGCGGGCCGGGCGGTCGCCGAGGCGCAGGCAGACATCGCAAGCGAGTCGGCGAAAGAAACGGAGGCGGTGCGCCAAAACATCGCCGTTCTGAAAACCGACGGGGTAAGTAAGGAGGCAAGGAAGAAAGCGATTGACGCGCTCGTTTCCGCGTACCCGGATTATTTGCAGGGTATGGACTTGGAAAAGGCGAGCGTGGAGGAACTATCGACACTTCAAGACCGACTTACGGAAAGCATTATTCGCAGCGCAGCAGAGCGAAAGAAGCAGCAGGCACTTGAAGAGGTGCAAACGAAGATTATCAACGAGCAATTAGAGCAGGACAGGATTAGAGTCAAGGGGTTGACCACAAAAGAGAAAGCCGGGGCGACGGTTGCAGGGATTGGTGCGAGCGCGCTAAATCTTGCAACGGGCGGGAAAGTGGTAACGCCTGCCGAGGCGATTGCAGCAACGCAAAACACGCTGATCGAGCAAAGCAAAAAACGGCTCGAAGACTACAAAAAGGAACTGGAAGAAACAGAAAAACAGTTTGACCGGACTTTTAAAATTGGGAAAAATGAATTAGTCCTTCAAATACCGGGCAAAGGTGGCACCAAAACCGACGGCACCACGCCGGGCGGCGCGGGAACTGACACGGGTACGGGCACCGGGAAAGGAAAAGGCAAGGGAAAAGGAAGCGCGGCGACGCTTACAAAAGAAGAGGCGGATTTGGCGGCGGGTTCTCTCGCAGCCCTACAAAAAGAGGTGCAAGCCCTACAAAAGCAGGTTGAGCGAGAGCCGGGTGATAGCAAGGCACTAACGCCGCTCGTTGAACAACTGAACGCCGCCGAAGCCCGGTTAAAAGCGGTGCAAGACAGGATCGCGGCACTACGAAATCCAACCATCACCACCGAGGCAGATTTGCAAGCGCAGATAGCCGCCGGGGGGCAGGAATTACGACAATTCCAGGGCACAGGGCCGGACACCTCCATAACAGACGCGCAGTTAGTTGCGGCGGTTGAATCGAACGCGGCGCGGGTGGATGATGAAGAGTACACGGCGGAACAAATTGCGGCGTTCAACCAAGACCTTTTGGACAAAAAAATAGGGTTGAGTGAAGAAGAGTTGAAACAGGCAAAAGCAAATGCTGAGGAACGGAAAAAGTTAGAGCAGGAAATAAAAGATGCGGCGCTCTCATCGGCCAACACCATCGCCGGGGCGGTCGTTGCAATCCAGTCCAACCGGGCGAAGCAGGAAGAAGACCGCGCCGTTTCCGCGCTTGAGTCCGAATACCAAAAAAAGACAGCGGCGGCACAGGGCAACGCGGTAAAACTCGAAGCCCTCGAAAAAGAGCAGGCGGCAAAACGGTTAAAAATAGAAAAGGACAGTGCCAAAAAGCGCAAAGGTATAGCCATAAAGGAAGCAATTATCCAGGGCGCTTTGGCGGTGGTAAAGGCTCTCCCAAACCTTATTTTGGCGGGCGTTGCCGCACTTGGCACGGTCGCACAAATAGCGATTATCAACAGCCAGGAGTTTGCCGGGGGTGGCGTTGTGGGCGGGCCTAAAAAGCGCGGACTGCCCGAACAATTGCCATACCCGCGAATGAAGCCGGGGGTGATTCGGGAAAAGAGCAACGCGCCGCGCACCGCAAAGGGTGACAGCATCCTTGCTTATCTTGCCCCGCGTGAAATGGTATTGAATGAAGGGCAGCAGCGGACGGTTATGCAGTTGTCTGGCAAAGACATTTTCCACCGTGCCGGGGTTCCGGGCGCGTCTGGCATATCCACCAAAAGCGCAGCCCCCCACCACTTCGCAACAGGGGGAATAGCGGGCATAGTGCCACAAGTTGGATTCAGACAGTCCGTCCAGGCGGCACAGGCATCCGTGACCATCGTAAAGGCAGAAGCTGCTTTCAGCGATGACCAAATGGCGCAAATAGGAACAATAATTGCAACAGAGGTTGCACGGCGCACAGGCGAAGAGGTTAGAAACGGCCTTGCATTGGGGCTAAACGATAACAACAGGCAATTGGAGCGGCAAGCGGCTCTTGAACAAAATAGACTAATATGATAACTCTGACAGAATACCCGCCAATAGCCGGGTATGGTGTGACAGACACCGTGCCTATTCCCGTTTCCGATTGTTTACAGTGGTGTATGCAGCCCGACGATGCGGACGTAGTAGATACGGCGGGCAGCAATGCCTTTGTGCAGATTGTGTTCCCCAACACCTTCACGGAGCCTGCTAACGGCACGACCTTCAAAATTTGGGGCCACACGTTCACCTTTAACACGGCTTTCGACTATACGGCAACATCGTTTTCTTCGGAGGGCGAAGCGGCACCCGCGCAAAACAATTTTGCGCGAATGATCGAAGCAAATTTGTTTTTTCGCCGGGCGGTGAATGTGCATCGAATTAGCACTAATACAGTGCTAATTTCGTGGCTCACCTGTGAACCTCAATCGAATTTCACCGGGGCTAACCTTGTTCTAACAGCGTTCACGACGTTGGGTGCAACCGTGACAAGCGCGCAAGGCGTTTCACCTGTATATGTTCCGGGTTTCAAAATGACGGTGCAGTTGATGAAGTTGATTGGGAACACCGGGACAAACTCCTTTAAGGCGATTTCTTCTTTGTCTGGGTTGGATGTAAAAAAGACGTGTGGCGGGGCCGATGAAATGTGTGTTAACCTCATGGGTGAAGCAAGGAAGACACTTTACACACCGATGCCAGACCTAACGGATAGTTCTGAGATTGACCCGCAAGCGCAGACGATGACCGGGCGTTTTGTGTTGGCCTATGGTTGGGTATATCGCACCGAGGACTGCCAAACGATGACGGGAACGATCCGGCAAAGTGGTGAGGCGTTTGTCATCAATTCAGCGTTCCCGCCCGAAGACCCCGACGGTATCATTCCATATTGGTACGAAGCGGGGGGCGTGACTCCTATCCGTTTCCTAACCAACCAGCCGGAAACGATCAGTGTTTCGGCAGATACAAAAGCATGGGTTTGGCTCACCTGTAATTGGCTTGTTGACCAGCCGACATTTACCGGGTTCAAACTTCGTTTTGTGGTTTACAAAGTTGGCGTTTCGGGGGTTTTTTCAGTTGAGACGGTGGATTACAATAGTTGCGAGTGGTGGCAGGTAAAACACTTCAATGTGTCAGTGGGGAGGGTGTTAACATTGTCGGGACTGACAATCGAAGAGTTAAGCGCCTACCAAGTCCAGGTCGTTCCGGTGGATAGTTCGGGCGATCCGGTGCATCCCGGCACTGAGTACCTACAATATAAGGTAAGCCGCGAATGCGAGAACACGACCGACGTATATTTTGTCACACCGCCGGGCGGAATTGGCACTATGCTGGTTCAGGTGACGGAGCAGGAAGTAGAACAGACAGGGAACGAAATTTGCATGGACACCCCATGCGGCACGTCGCTTTCCGAAATCGCAAAATATGGCGGTCGGTCGCTTTCAAACGTTCGTTCTTTCGAGCGGGTTACAGTGCGGGCGGTTGACGACTTCGGCCCCGACTCGCTTGCCTACTTCAAGTCGTTCAAAGCAAGCGCGGAAAGGTGGATACGGATAGCGTCGGGAGATGAATGGGTAGCAAAGAAGTTCATCGTAGAAACGGGCGGCGTTAAGGTCTTCCAACAGGGGCAAAATATAGAATTAGTTGCAACGGGCTATCTTGCCGACATTCCAATACAAAGCCCAAAACTCAACTAATGGAAAGGAGCGCACTGCCACAAATCGAGGTAAAACTTACACAGGAAGCAGCAAACGCGCTTGGCGCAACGTGGGCGGTCTTGGATTTGCCCGTGGATTTTTCCTTTCGGCTCAGTAAGGACGCGGTTGCACTGTCAGACATCAATCAGTTTCAGTTAGACGGGGTGCTCCCTTTTTCGGTGCCTTATTCCACCACCAACGATCTTGCCTTGCTGCCGTTTACAAATGTGGCAATACTGGACAACAATGTGGAGGGAATAGAGTGCCGGGCGCAGTCAGGGTCGTATCAACTTCCATTCGATCAGGTCTATTTTAAGTCCAAAAACGACAACAGTCGTACATGGGAATTAGAGTTGCGTTTCTCTGAAATGCACTGGGCAACGCTCGCCTCTCGCAAAACTCTTTGCAGCATAAATTTAGGGAGCGCAACCATCGAAGAGTTTATTTTCCAAACATGGGTTGAGCCTGCTTTTATTTTGGATGACGCGGTGGCCGGGCAGATAGTTCGATGGCCCGTTGTGGACTATGGCGGGTGGGTTGATCTTGACGAATCCGGACAGTTTTCAGAGCCGCCTGTAAAACAGGTGTGGATGGAAGACTTGCGCCCGTGGTTTTCGGTGCCGGAACTTTTGCGCCTTGGAATGTGTGAAATTGGCTGGAAGTTGGACGGGCTAATATTAGAAACGGAGTGGATGCGTAGGAAGTGGGCCTACCTGCTTTCTCAGGAATACTACACACAGACGCGGGGCGGTAACTCGAAAATGGCGGGCATCCGGGCAACGCTCACAGACCAAAATATTGTGAGCGGGGGTTTTGTCTTACTTGATACAATGGACTACGATCCAGGGGGCAATGCTGAGCATTGGACATTAAGCGGGCCGGGCGGAACAAGTTACGCCGCTGGATACCTCAACCCGCTCCCCTTCAAAACGACTTTCAAGTATTGCTTTTTTGGAACGGTTACAGCAGCAGCGACAGGTAGCCCGTTGCCTATTGAGTTTTCTATTGGTGTTTTTGACACGACGGGCTTCACGGGCGAAATATTGGTGGCCAATGCGTTTACCGTCCAACTTGCCGCTGGAGAATCTCGCTATGTGACTTTTTGCACGGAGTTTGATTTAGGGGCCGGGCAGCGGGCGTTTATGCGGGTGAATGGTGGCAATTCCGGGGCAACGCTTGGAAAATTAAAGCGCGGGTTCCGCTTTTCTGCTGAGCCAAGCCACAAGGCATTTACACGGGGCGACGTGCTGGATTTAGCGCGGTGCATAGACTGCCGTTACACGTTGCTTGACTTGTTGAAGGGCGTTGCGCACTTGGCAAATGCTCGAATAGATACGGATTGGCTTACGCAAACAGTAACAATTCTGCCCTACGAAAATACATTGGTCGGGGGAGAACAGGTGCCGGGGTTCATCCGCGAAGGAAACGATATTGTGGACATTAGCGGCATAACGATATGCGATAGCATTCGCGTAACGCCACTGAGGGCGCAACAAAAGAAGTACACGGAGTTTTCTTTCCAAAAAAGCACAGATGCCTATGTGGAATCTCTCAACCTTCCAGACCCGCCATACTCTCGAAAGATATTTAACGGGGCAGAATTGCCGGAGGAAACACTAAGCCTTTCCAATCCGTTTTTCGAGCCGACATTGGAGGGCCAGCCGACCACCTTAAAAAGGTGGTTGCCACTAATCCAGTTAGAGCCGGAGTATCAAGCGTCGCCGATGCTACCTCGCCTTTGGGACAATACCGACGGGCTGAGGTCTTTTGCCATTGCGCCGCGAATCTTGCACATGGACTACACGGCACAGGTTGACCCGGCAAACGCGAATAACTGCCAGATTTATTTTGAGGGGGCGCATATCAGTACGTTTTTGTACGGCTCCCATATTCCTTCTTTTGAACTTGGCACACCGCAAGACCCACCGGGCGAATTGGTGTACGGAACCCGACAGTCAGACCTATTTGTGACGTTTTACCTTGGCGATTCGCTTGCCAAGCGGCGCGGGTTTTTGGTTGATCTTTTGGTTTACATGAATCAGGCGCAGTATGGGGAATGGGATTTTCGTACCCGCTTTTTGTTCTTGCAAAACGGACTTCCGATAATTGCATACGGGCAATCTATTCGGGACTTCGCGCCTTCACAGGACATTCCGACTCCAATGCAGTTATTGGTTTCACCGAGTCGGTCAGGGTGTTGTGACCTGCCGTGTTCGTGCCAGTTCACGGAATGCGAATACTACCAGGATTTAGGGCAGTTTTTGCAGCAGGAAACTTTGGACGACCTATATATTTCGTCTTTTGTGGTGGATGATCTTGAGCAATTAGAGGCCCCCGTTGATTTGGGTATTATTCGCCTCGTTAATATGTTCGGCATTCCATACGTTACAAACTTGGTGGATGCGCTCAACAGCATCGGCGTTCCTTATTTCTCTTTCAATTATTCGGGGCGGGCATTCCCAACAAAAGGAGACGGACGGTATTTTAAAATCAAACACCCGTCCTGCCAGAAATTCACCATTGAAATATCCAGCGGGGACGGAGTGGTTTATCGGTACACCGAATCCATCCAGGAACAAAGTTGGTTCACCGGAACCTTCGACGATTTTGGGTATAGTGGCGAGACGACGGGGGTGCCTGAGTTTTGCGTCACTACGATAGAATATTGATGAACGAAGAACAGGTTTACACGGCATTTTGTGAAAGGTTCCCGCTGCGAAAAGAGCCGTACAATCCGACGCCGGAAAATGTGCGGCGTTGGCGGTGGCATCTGAATCAATCGGCAGCGGTGGCGAACGTCAAGCCGATTGTAAAAAACGAGTGGCTTATCAACGCTATGAGGGGCGGGCGGTGGGCTTATTCATTTTCAGATTTTCCCGAAAAAACGCGGGCGGTCTATGCTGCTATATCAGCACGGTTTCCAGGGGCGCAGGTGTGGGCGTGTGGTTCGCGTGTTCGGGGCGATTATGTGGACGGGCCGGATGATATTATTTTGCGGGCGGCTCGAAGACTTGCACGGATGCAAGATAAGGCGTTTAGCGACTTTGATTTTTGGACGGCTCCAGATGCTGAGCAGGTGGGCGCACTCCCTGAAAATGTGGACAGATGCCGTGTTCGAGTGCCAGAAAATGAAAAATTAGCAATACCTATGTGGGATTTTGAAAAACTGCCCATCGAAGAACATACACAGGTAGCGGAGTGGATAGAACAAGGCAATTGGGGCAAACTTGCCGCAGTGCACGATAAATATGCCTTGTCTCCGCATTCATACTGCTGTGACATCGAGGGGCTAAAAAACTGGTTCCATTGGGGACTAAAAAACGGAAAAATAAAACATGGTAGCAGTAGCACAAACCACACAGCCGTCCAGGGAACTGTTTGAGCGGCGTTGCCTCGAATTGGCCGCGCTGTTCGGGTGTGGGGCAAACACTTACGCCGACCTCTCGCCTTCCTATCGGGAGTTTTTTGAGATAAGCGGCTATGCCCGCGTCTGTGCTATGCTCGTTCTGAAAGACTTGGATATGGGGCGCAGCCAAAGGAGCATCGCTATAAAATACGCACTCACCCGCGACCAGGTTCGATTTATCCAGGCCAACGCCGCAAAGAACCGAAATAAAATGCGGGGTATCCAGCCCCCCGAAACAATATAAGGCAGTGCCCGCATAGTGCGCTACGGCCCGTCCTTTGTGCTTACAAAGAAATGGCGCACAGCGGCACAAACATCGGTAGCAGGGCTTCGGCCAAAATAGCAAGCATGGGAGAACTTTGCATTGAATTTCAATGGGGTTTTCGTGCGCTTAATGGCTATTTACACGAATTGGATGCGGTTGCATCCGGTGTTCCTTACTCTTCGCTTGGCATTTCAGACCGCCGTCATGCTCGCATGGCGGTATCGGTAATTTCTCCAACCGGGCAAACAATCTCCGATCCTTACATTTTGCGTAACGAACGCCTGACCCCTCCGGGTTCTGTGGCGGTTCTCCAACTATCCGGCGTAATGACGGCGGACGGAGATGCTTCAACACCAGGTGTTCAGGCTCTTGCGGCAAATCTTCGACAGGCATACGCAAATGCCAACGTGGACGCGGTGGTAATCGAAACCAACAGCGGAGGAGGCGAAGTAACAGCGATGCAAATTCTTGTCGGTGCTGTGAACGAGCGCAACAAGCCTATGATCGGGTTTGGCCACATGGCCGCTTCGGGTGCTTACGGCACACTTGCGGCGACCGATGAAATTATCGGCTCTTCGCAGATGGCCCAATTTGGCAGCATAGGAGCGGTGATGACGCTGGATAAGGAGTTTTTGCAATATTTCAACGAAACATATTTGCAGATTTACGGCGACAACGCGCCCAACAAAAACGAGGAGTTTCGCGCCGCGCTTGCGGGCGATTTTGAGCCTTTCAAAGCCCTTGCAAATAAGGCAACAGACCAGTTTCAGGCACAGGTAGCAATGCAGCGCCCCCTGACAGGGGCAGACGCATACCGGAAAGTTACGCTTTCAGGCAGGATGTTCGACGCTAACGAGGCAAAGCGCCGGGGGCTGATAGACGGCGTTGGCACTTTGGCCTACGCTGTGAAGCGGGCTGAGGCTTGGGCCGGAATGTACAAATCCAAAAAAAAGCGGGCATAAGTGCCCACATAAAACAAACACGCTATGAAAGAATGGAACGCCACGGCATCCAAATTTTATTCACAAACGATGAATGCCCTTGCCGCCTTTTTCGGACTTAACGCCGAGGACACTACCGAGGCGGAACTACACCAACACCTGACAGACGCGGGGACGCTGGAAGGCATCCACACCGACGCTGCCGAAAGGGTGGCCGCAAAAATGGATGCTTTCGAGACTCAAATGGCCGACTTCAATGCCAAGTTTTCCGAAATGGAGGACCGTCTTTCGGCACTTCAAACGGAGAATGAAGAACGCGGTCAAAAAATCGAAGCGTTGACCGGGCAAATTGCAACGCTCCAGGGCGAGATTGAAGCCCGCGAAACGGCGATTTCTGCGCACAAAGCAACCATCGCACAGGTATCCGGCGAACTGGCAACCCTTCGCGCTACGCGTATCGGGCAGACCGATGTACCGCCCGATGGAAGCATTGAAACGCCAAAGGCGTCGGCTTCACCAACGAAACAGAACGTAATGACAACGGCAGACGTGTTGCAGATGCTTCGCAGCAACTAACACAGGCCGCACTTAGAACAATACAAAAAAAGCACTATGCGAGAACTTATTGGCGGCCCCTTCGGACTGGATCAGAACGCCGCAGCCATTTTGCCGGATGTCATTGGCAATAACAGTTACATCCGGGTAGCGACAGGGCCTTGGCTCCAAATCTTCAACCACTACGCTTTCAAAGAAGGCGATTTTGAAGCGGATGCACTTGGTCTTTACACCCCTCTTTTTGTCAACGGAGAAGGAAAGGCCAAATTTGGCAGCCTGAAAATGGGCAACCACCTTTTCCGCCCGCGTGAGAACGGGTGTGTATGGAATCCAAACGGGAAAATCCGCATGGGATTGACAGAGATTGACACTTGCCCGATTGAGTACCAAGGCGAGCAGTGCCCTGATGCCTATTGGAACTCCTGCTTTGAAGGTCTGTTTGCGCCGGGTCGCGGCGTTCGTGATCTCAACGGAACACCGGAACTTCGGGCACTGATGATGAAGACGCTTGAACTGCTCAGCATCGGCTTGGGCAATTCCTTCAATTCGCTCTATAACTTCGCCAAGCACCCGCTTATCACGGACGCAAACACAAACCTGACCTATGCCGTTGATGCTGACGAATGGGCAGCATACTTCGCGCAGCAGGTCGGCGATAGTGACCGTCCGATGAATTGCGCAGGGATTGTTACCCTGCTCGATGACCTTGCAACAGCGGGTGAAAAGTACTACAACACCGAAATTCCAGACGCGGACATTGACGCGGACAATAACTACACGGGCGACATTGTGGGCCTGTTCAACAAGGTCATTGACGCGGCTTCGCCCGCTCTTCGCAGCATGGCCCGCCGGGGCATTGGCAGCGGCACAAACCGCCGCTACCCTGTGATGTTGGTCACGGAGCCAGAGTTTCGCGCATACGAAGACTATTTGCAGACGAATTTCGTGCAGCAGCCCGGCATCTTCCAATATGCCCTCACAGGGGCAAATGGCCCGCTGATGCTACCAAACGTGCTGACTTTCAAAGGCATCCCTGTTGTGATGTGGGACGCTTCGACGACGTTTGACGAAATTGTGGGTACCAAGTGCCACCGGGTCGCATTGGTTGCGCCGGGCAACTTTGGCCGCGCAAGCGATGTTCGCAGCCTTCGGCAGTACGACGGCATGGGCTTGCAAGTGGTTCAAAAACTTGACCCTCCGTATAACGGCAAAATCTACATGGACACCACCCTCCGTTGGGGCGCTGCCATTGCAGACTTGGAATTTGTTTCCTACGCTCGCAATCTCACACCCGCATAAACCCGCAACCCGTAACCTTTAAACAAAAAAAATTATGGCTTGCGCATTAGTAGCACTCAATAGCACTACAGGCTGTCCCGATAACGAAGGCGGCGTACAATATTCGTATGTGGCGAAACTGGACACCGACCTGACAGCGATCACCATAACATCCGGGCAAATTTCCGGGATGACTATGGCATCGACAGGTCTTTGGAAGAAATTGCAGTACGACAAGGACGGCACCGCGTACTTCAACGCCACAGGCGAACGTATCAACGACACGGGGCCACTCCGATACAACCAGGAAGGACTTATCAAGTTCGGCGGCTTTACCAACGCATACAAAGGCTTTGCAGATGACGCGGGCGACTGTTGCAAATTGGTGTTCATCCATGTTCTGACCAACGGGGCGTTGGTTCTGCAAGGACTGGAAATTGACACCACCGCCACCGGGAACTACACCGGAACGAAAACGAACGATACGAAAATAACGCCTTCGCTTTTGGCTGGCACTTCTGAGGAAGAGGCCCGTCTCGAAGTGCTGATTCGTGGCAAATCGAAAAAACTCCCTCCGTTCACCACGCTGACCCCGGCGGCAATCGAAGCACTCTAAGACATGGCATTTCGAGTAAAATCAGAATTTCAGAACGTCACGGAGTTGACGACAACCGTGAACGGTCGCCGCGTTGCGCTCAACGGTGCATACCAAAAGACGACCGAGGCGCAGCCAAACCGTCCGGCACAAGTCATTTCTGTGCCAGCGGCAACGCAGGCGGATTTGGAACTGCTTTTCAAGCAGGGCAATCCGTGCATCGAAGAGTTTGAAACAGCAAAAGAGCAACCAGTAGCAAAAAATGGCTAATCTGAACGGAGAATGTTGTGACGACACGGCTACGGTCGTGCGCCCGCCATTCTCCGATCTGAGAGGCGGGCGGAAAAAGCGCGGGCTGCAAATATTCGACGGAGTACAAGACCCTATACCGGGCGAGATTACCGACGACGAAGATTTGCAAAAAGTGTTTGCGGGGTTGAAACTTGTTCCGTATGCTGCAAGGCAGGGCGCGACAGGGCATAAACTCCTATATTGGCACCTTATGCTCGCCAAACTTTCGCCGATGCACGCTGCCTGCATACAGAAAGTAAAGAAGTACATCGTAGGGGGGCGGGCAAAGTTCATTCGCGCCGAAGACCCCGAATACGATACAGAGGACGAAGCGCAGCCGATGACAACGGCGGAGTCAAAAGCCTACAAAGAAGCGATTTCTAAAAACATCGTTTTTGAGGGCGGCATTAAAAGTTTTCACCAGCGTCTTTTGTGGCAATTGAAAGCCACCGGGAATTGTTGGGCGGAATTGGCGGTCTCAAAGGTAAACGGAGAAACGCGGGCGGTATTGAAGGTTCGCAGAACAACCGATGTTCTCTACCTGAAAACCGCACCCGATGAACCGAGACAGGTTGCAATCAGTCCCGTTTGGCAGTGGGAATATGTAAAAAAGAATCCGCCAAAGGTTGTGCCGCTTGCGCCCAACTTCATATCGGACACAGATGGCACCGTGCGAACGATGTTCCATCTTACCGAGGGAGATGCGAAGTGGTACGGGCGACCTGACAGCGAGGGGGCGGATTTGCAAAAGTATAGAGAGGTTCAGGATTCGGTTTACCTAATCCGGCAGAGTGCCGGGAATTTCGTAGGTCAACTGATAATCGAAGTTGAAGACGACGATCCAGGGGCAAGCCCCGCGATTGACGACGAAGATGCAAAGCGGAGCGGGTTCAGTTCGTTTGCTGACCGGATGACGGAGAATTACACCCATAAGGGCGAAGACCCGCAAACGGTGATGGTTACGGCAAGACCAGCGGGTTCACGCCCGATGTTCGTTTTCCAGGTGAAACCCAACACAAACGAGAGTTGGTACAAGGTGACCGGGGAGATGGCAGAGCAAAAGATACTTCGATCACATGGTCTTACACTTCGATTCATGGGTTTTGACACTTCCAACGGATTTTCGACGGATGCTTTTGTAGCGGACTATGTGATGAATGTGGAGCCTGTTTTGAACGAATTACGCAGCAAGTTGATGACATTTACGAACGGCATTCTTTCAACTGCATGGGACTTGTTGGGGCTTTCTGACATGAACCAATACAGCATAACTTTTGAAAGTCCGATCAGAGGCCAAATTGAAACGTATAAAAACGCACAGGGACAACCCGTAAACGATGGCAAACAAGGCACTGATAACACCCTTTGAGGTGGTGAAATATTCGCCAGCGGGCCGGGATTATCCATCTGCAACCATGTGCGTTTTAATACCGCAAATAGAGCAGGAATTTGGATACGAGTGCTTAGGTAAGGAGATGTACGAATGGTTGCAGGATAATTTGGCCACAGTCCCGGCAGGTGTTGAAGAGTGGTCTTGTGAGCAGTTGTATAACGAGGGTGATCTTGCAATACGGAACGGCTGCACAATGGTATCGCTTACAGATGCAAATATTGATGACCCCGTTTCGAGCGAAAATTGGGAGGCGTATAAAAGGTTCGGCGACAACGACTGCGCCAATGAGATGTGGGAGAGTTATTTGCGCGGCATACTTGCCAACAAACTATTCTCCACGTCACTGACATACGCCACACTTAGAACAGGCGCAGGCGGGTTGGTAGTCTTAGCCGGAACAGATGGGTTTAATTCCCAGGGCTTCAAATCGGCGGGGAAAACCGAAATGCACGACATGAAAACAGCCCTCAACGCCGATGCGGACAGGATGGTGAGAAATATGCTAAGGTGGGCAAAGGCAAAGACAGATAGCGGAGCGACTTGCGAAGTGCCGTTAACTTCAATGCTTAATTGCAACGGGCTTTGCAAGCCAGCGTCCAACTCGAAACGAAGGTGGGGCTTTCAATACTGAAAAATGACATTTGTAGAAAAAATCGAACACTTACTCGCTCAAAATCTGATTGTAAAAGAGCAGGTATCTGAGCAGGTAGCAGCCGAAAGGATTAAAGTTTGCGAGGGCTGTGATAGGCGAGACAAAAAAGCGAATAAGTGTCTTGAATGCGGCTGCTTTTTGGATCTGAAAACAGCCGCTGCAACTAACTGGAATGCAAAGAAATTGCGCAACGAGATTACACATTGTCCGCTTGGCAAATGGGGCGATCTTGAAACCGCAAATGAATACCGCCGTAGAGACGGCAAGGAACAAATAAAAAAATAAAAAACATACGCCATGCTCAGACGCATAACAAATTGGGACGGCCAAAACGCCGACAACCTCGTAAAACTCTACGACGCGACAAACGGCTGCTGCGGCACCCCTGACGCGCCCTGTATGTACGATGTGACCATACCGACCGCGAACGCGGTTAATAACATCATTTTCAAAAAGCGCGACGGCTCCAATAAGACCGTTACGTTTTCGCCCGCCGTGACAGGTGCGACCGCTGTAAAGGCCGCAATCCTTTCGGCAATTCTCGCCGATGGGTACGACCAAGATGGCGACGCGGTTGCCGCCGTGACATCGGAGGTGGTCAGTTCAAACACGATCTACCACATCACAGGCGAGGCGGTGGTCGTTTCGATGCTGCACAACACATCCACGACCGTGACCGCGACCGCAAAATGTGACCGCGTGAACCGTTGCACTTTCTTCTACGCATGGCCGGGTAGCGGCTCTACGTCTGCCTTCGTGGTGAATGGCGTAAGCGCCACCATCGCATCGCTTACGCTTGCGGGCAATACGGCGGCCAACGTTGTATCGGCTCTGGAGGGCGCAGCCAACTGGCCAGCGACGGCGGACGTGACGGTGGTCGAAACGGCAGACGCTTTCGAGATCACCATTTCAGACGTTGCCAGTCAGGACATTTCGCTTGGCGGCACTACGTTTGCTCGCAGCGGTTGCGCGACTACTTACCAAGCGTAAGCAACTTAACTCAACTTTTAGCGGCGGGTCGCTCACGTCCCTGAGACGGGGGCGACCCGCTTTAATTTCACAGACATGAAATACATTCTTTTCCTCTTCGCCCTGCTGCTTTGCTTGGCTCCTACCCTTTCGGCTCAAAAAATAAATCGTTGGTTGCCAGTGACATACTCCAACCGCGTCCCGGTTAATTCTCCAACACTCACGGAGTCTCACCTTTGGTTCAATGCGACCAACTCAACGCTGTACGGCTACGACCGCGCAACGGCGGGATGGTCGGCAATGTCGAAAAAGGCGGCTTACGGCGAAATGTCTATCAGTAACGACACTTCTACGCTGTCATTCACCAATACGACACCCGCTGCAATCGGGGGCTTAACCGCCGGGGCCACATCGGATTTCACCCTGACAACCGACAGTACTTTGCGCTACGACGGTGCGACGGCGGGCGTTTTTCGGGCAACCTATTCAGCCTCCATATCCTTCGCAGAAGCGGGCATTATGACCGGGTACATAAGTGTAGGAACTACGGCACAAACAAGAACACGCTTTCGACAAACCATTACGACACTCACAACGGAGCGGAATAATGTGAGCGGAACGGCGCTGATTACACTCAATCCGGGCGACGTGCTGAAAGTGGTATTTGCACCGGGCACTCACACAGGAACCGATGTTCTGACGGTGTATGAGTGTAATTTGAATTTGGTGCAGGCGAATAACTAAGAAAACGCGCTCGGTGACAATGAAGAAAAAATTAGCAGTCATTTTGTTTTTGCTTGGAATGTTCGGCATTGGTCGGGCAGTGGCGCAGACGTTCACTTTCGAGTGTGTTTGCGACTATGTTACGCCGCCAAATTGCGACATCTGCAATTCGCAGGTGCAAAGCCGACTGCTCAACGGGCTGCTCATTCGTCGTTCGGGCGTTGCTTTCAAGTGGATCGAATACCCATACATGGTTCGTATCCAAGGCACGAACGCTGTTATCCAGGAACTAATATTCCCCAACCCGGAAACGGTTACGATCAACTTGGCTGGCACAGGATTCGCCAATATGTCGGAGTACATGGACTCTTTGCAGTGCAATTGTGGCGGGGGGGGTATTTCCTTCATCGCGGGGCCGGGCATACTGATTTCAGGGGACACAATTAGCGCGATTGACACGTCGGCAACAAACGAAATACAGAGGGTAGATACTCTCCTTTTTTCATCCGACACGCTCAGAATCAGCCTTCTAAACGACGGGGTACCACAAAAAAAGGTATATATCCCTGCTACGGTCATCTCAGAGCCATCGGAGCAGGTGGTATATGGAACAGGCAGCGGGGTTGATAGTGATACGTCTCTGTTATACTCCAACGAGGCGTTCAATGTTTATCAAACAAAGTTTCTAAACCTAAAAGGCCGGATGTTCATTGGCTACCAACCAGGCGACGGGGTACAGACGGCGGATTTGGTCATCCGGGGCAAAGACGGGGCGGGGCTTGACTTTGCAGACCTTCGCAACCCTCGAAGGAAGTGGCAACTGTTCAAAAATTACGATGGTTTTTTTGAAATGAATGCGATTGATACGGGGGGCATTAACGCGCAAACGGTGATGACGCTCCGTGACGATGTAAGCCGTGTTACATGGTCTTGGCCGCTTTATTTGCAGCAGTTCATCCGCTTTGAAGACCAGTCAAACCCTATCATTTTCTTCAATCCATCCGGCTCCAACCTTTACCGAAAATATCAAATCGGAACCGATGACGTAGGGACATTTGGCATCCGAAAAATAAACAATGGCGAGTTTGCCGGGGACTTTTTCCTAAAGGCGGTCGCTGACCCAACGAACGATGAACGAATAAAAAGGCTGGAACTGAATGTAAACGGAAACAACTTCCTGCTTAGGAACGACACGACGAACGTGGACGGAAACGTGTACCTGACAGACTACACGGGCGGGGCGAAGGACGGAACCATTGCCAAAACTTTGGGAGTTGACTCAAATAACAAGTTAGTAACGGCTACACCGTCATGGACAACGGGCAGTGGTACGGCGGACTATGTGACAGTTTGGGGCACGTCTTCGACGTTAACCGGGTATCCGCGACTTGTCTGGAAAAACTCAACAAACCGACTCGGCATTGGCACCACATCGCCCCGTGACGCTATCAGTATCAATGGAGGCAATGGGGCCATTTCATTTTTCAATACGAACAACCCCGTCCCCTATGTGGGGCTGAAATGGGATCAGACGGCGGATATTTTCGGCTTAATGCGGAACACTTGCTGCGACAGCCTTAACCTTTGGGGGCTGGCGATGAAGCGCACAGATGGGTTCATCGGCATCAACACCACGTCTCCTACCCAATTTCTCGATGTGAACGGGAACGCTCGTTTCCGGGGGCTTACGGGCACCCCGACCGTGCTTCCAGGGCTGGATGCTACGGGGGTGATGGGTAGTATTACCCTTTCAGGACTTACCCTTTCGGGCGGTACGTTGTCGCCGACGAACGCGCTACCATCAGGCACGAATAAGCAAACCATCCGGCACGATGGTACGTCGTGGGTTGCAACGTCGTTTTTGAATAATGACGGCAGCAAAATAGGCATAAATACCACTTCGCCGTCTGAAATGTTTACGGTCAGCGAGGGTATAGGGTTGTTAACCAGTAGTTCCAACAATGCGTCTATCCAAATTCAAAACGGCGCGGGTTGGGATGTGCAGCCTTTCAAGGTAATTGAAGGATCGGATGTTGCAATGTACACACGCTACATCGGAGCGGACAATACCTTCCTGTTTTCGATGGAGGGCACCAGCATTGGAACGAGTGTACTTGGGTTCAAAACCGGGCTGAACCGGAACGATGATGTGTTTTTCCAGGGGTCAACGATTCGTTTTGTGGATGCTGATTGGCCTTATTCGGAGGTCATGCGGGTATCTAACGAAAAGGTATCTATTGGCACGACGACCGCAGCGCAAACCCTCCACGTCCAAGGAACGGCCCGGATAACGGGCAGTGACGGCACGGCGACGGCAGTAATGGGTAGGGATGGGGATGGAGACGTTTCCGATCTCGCTCTTTCCGGGCTTACCATTTCGAGCGGGACATTAACGGCATCCGACCCAAGCAGTACAAACGAACTACAAACCCTTGCCAACACGTCAAACGCAACTACGCACACGGTTACGCTCTCTAATTCGGGTGGCTCTGTTCAATTGGCAGAAGGCTCGAACGTAACATTAACCACCACCGGGACAACCCTGAACGGCGTTGTGACTATCGCCGCAACGGGGGACAATTGGGGCAGCCAAGTCGTACAGACGACAGGCTCGACGCTCGACGGCAATGGCACGTCGGGCAGCCCTATGAAGGTCAGCACGGGAGGAATAACGCCGACCGAACTGGCATCTACCACCGTTACGGCGGGATCGTATGGCTCTGCTACTCAAGTGGGCACGTTCACGGTGGACGCAGACGGGCGGCTGACAGCAGCAGCAAATGCAACCATCACGGGCACGCTTTCCGGGCTTACAGCCCCACGAATACCTTTTGCGTCGGGGGCTTCGACCCTTCAAGACGACGCACTACTTTCGTGGAACAACACCACAAAGCGCCTAAGTGTCGGGAACACGGGCGGCTCACCTGCTGCTTCGGTTCACATTGCAGAGGGTAGTGTAGCATCTTGGGAGCCACTTCGAGCAGTCGGAACGGTATCCGGGAATATGGTTACAACCATCTCCAACGCGCAAAATGCGGGGGGCGCAAGTAACAACATTGTACAAACCAGCGTAGGCGGATCAGCCGGAGGCGACCCCATCCACCAATACACGGTTTCGGGGGTTGGTACATGGTCGCAAGGGGTTGACAACAGCAATTCTGACAAGTTTATCGTAGGCTATCAATCCACACCCGGCGGCGGGTTCGACTACCTAACCCTGACAACAGGCGGGAATGTCGGAGTAAAGAACAACGCGCCCTCGCTTGACCTATCGGTGGGCGGAACAGGGGGCATAGAAATACCAAACGGGACAACCGGGCAGCGTGTTAGTAATGTACTGCCTTCTATCAGGTACAATAGCACAGTGCAGGGCATTGAAGTAACAAGCCCGCAAGGGGTTTGGACACGGTTAACGTCTCACGCAACACCAACGGGCACAGTCGGAACGGGGGCCGGGACTGGTGGTAGCATTTCGTTTGATGGTGCGGCAAATGACATTTTCGGGACTTTCACAATTGGCACGGGCACTTCGCCTGCTGCCGGGGCGACGGTTTGCACCATTACATTTAACCAGTCTTTTGCGGCGGGGTCACGGGTGGCGGTTTCTTTGGAGGCGCTTAACGATAGTTCAGTGTCCAACGCTGGAAAATACCGGGTTGATTCCATTACGAACGCATCTTTTAAGGTTGTGACCATCGCCGGGCAATCGCTTCCAGCATCCACCGCAAGCGTTTTGCAATTACAGTACAAAATAACAAATTGAATATGAAGGCTTTACTTTTATTCCTTTTTCTTTCTGAATCTCTTTTTGCCCAAACATACCCGCGTTACAAATTGGTGCAAGATGATGGAATAAATTACCTTGTTGTAAGCGAGCGCAAAACAACAAACGGGCTTGATAGTCTGGAAGAGGTGCGTTGGTCGTACTATTCAGACACAACCAACTTTCGGCGGTTCTTAACAGGAACACTTGCCGAAAAGCGAGCACAAAGCACAGAAGCCTACGAGTTATACGAAAAATTAGACGCGGCTGCTGACAGTATCTACGCTGTTTTGCAAGACCTTAACGACGGGTATGGATCGAACGACCCGGAACCACTCAGAGCGCCAAAGCGACCCGACACGGATTACCCGGTGCGGTGGGGGGCGATATTGCCGAAGGACAATTTAGACATTGGATGATGGCCACAAACATCGTAAACCTATCCGCTGCCGTTGTTGACCTGACCTTCACAGCGGGCGATGACGCGGAAATACCTGTGAGGTTCGGTACTAAGTCGGGCGGCACATTCACCCCTTACGACTTGTCCGATTGGTCGCCAAAAATGCAAATTAGAAGGTCAAAGGGGGGTGAATTGATTGACACGCTGACCATCGGAAACGGAAAAATTTACCTTGTTGAGTCAGACACAAAAATGACATTGTGGGTAAAAGCAGAGGTGACCGAAGCCCTTTCCTTGGCAAACTGCGAGACACTCGCCTACGACCTTCAAATAACAGTAAACAGCAAGAAAAGAACATACCTGACAGGCTCCATAACCATCAACAAGCAGATAACCACCGGGTAAAAAAATGGCTGATACAACCGACGTTTCAATTTTGGTGCAAAGTGTGGATATTGCCTTTGCCGTTGGTACGACGGTGGAGGCGGCCATAGATGCACCTATTGTTGAGGTGGAGGTTCTATCTCCAACGGTGGATATTCAGGTTGGGGGCAGTGTTCCGGGGGCAACGGGGCCACAAGGCCCGACGGGGCCAGCAGGGGGCAGTGTCGTTACCCACCCTGCCGGGCAAACACTTTCGAGCGGGCGGGCGGTCATTATCGAAAACGGAGATGCTTTCTATTTCCAGCACACCGACCCAACACATCACGGGCGCTGCTATGGGATTACGATAACAAGCGCGAGCAGCATAGGTGCAGATGTGGACATCCAGGTGGGAGGGGTTCGGGCAGATGCTGCTTTTACGTTCGTGGCAAATAATGTTCTTTGGGTGGGGGCTAATGGGGTGATTTCAGACACTTTGCCCGTCGGCGGGGTGATCGTTCAAAAGGCAGGCATTTCGGGCGAAGACCGGACAATGTTAATAGATTTTTCAGTTTCAACAAAAATAAACGCTTAATAATATGGCAGAACAAAGGGCTAAAATTATCGGTTCGGACGGGCTGGACGCGATAATGCCTTCAACAGACACCTTTCCCGTCACCAATATACCTACCATCACATCGGCTAAGATCAGCGACTTCACAGAGGCCGCTCAGGACGCGGTGGGTGGCTCGCTGACAGATTCAGCAACCATAGATTTCACTTACGACGATTCGGCGAATACCATTACAGCCATCGTTAAGACAGGCTCCATCGGCTCCACGGAACTTGCTTCAACCGCCGTCACGCCGGGCAGTTACACATCGGCAGACATTACGGTGGATGCTGACGGGCGTATCACGGCAGCAGCAAGCGGGAGCGGTACGGGGGAAACTTACACTGCTGGAGAAACAATCGCGGCGCGTGATATTCTCTATACCAGCGCTTCGGGCACGGTGATGAAAGCCGATGCCACCAACAAGGCAAAGGCGGCTCAAGCGGTCACGCAAGCGGCTATATCGAACGCGGCCACAGGCCCGGTTTTCTTTGCGGGCAAACGGATTACAGGCTTTACGGGGCTTGTGGCGGGGGAAAGGTATTTTCTGTCTAATACCACGCCTGGCGCAATTGCTCTGTTTTCTGCGCTCACATTCAACACGACGGGTCACATAATCCAGTGCGTAGGGATTGCAGAGTCCAGTTCCGTTCTTCGGTTTGAGGTTCATCCGTTCACGGTTTACAACGCGTAAAAAATGGCATATCGAGTAAAGGCAATAGACTTGACAGACGGCGCGGATAAGTTTTTGCCGACGGATGAAGTCATAGCGGCGGTTGCAAAAGTGGAGGTGGCGAAGGCTGGCACCTTACAGGGTACTCGCAAGCGGATTAACCTTATTGAAGGCAGTAATGTGACGCTAACCGTCTCTGACAATTCGGGCAGTGACCGTGTAGATGTTACAATTGCGGCAAGTGGTGGAGGGGGTGGGGGCAGTGTCGCCACAGATGCCATCTGGGACGCAAAAGGCGACATCGTTGCCGCGTCTGCTGCCGATACCGCTGCCCGTCTTGCAGTCGGCACAAACGACCAAGTTCTAACCGCCGATAGCGGGCAGACATTAGGGATTAAGTGGGCGACCCCTAAAACAGTCGCCACAGACGCTATTTTCGACGCGAAAGGTGACCTTCCAGTGGGGACAGGTACGGATACAGCGGCAAAGTTAACCGTCGGGGCAAACAACCTCGTACTAACGGCAGACAGCGCCCAATCAACAGGCGTTAAGTGGGCGAAGCCTTGGGTGCAAGAAACCAACGCGCAAACAGGTACGAGTTACACGCTTGCACTTACAGACGAAGGCAAGTTGGTTACACTTAGTAATTCGTCTGCAATTACGCTCACCGTACCTCCAAATAGCAGCGTCGCGTTTGATGTGGGCACATACATAGACCTTGCGCAAATATCAATAGGGGTCGTAACAATTGCGCCGGGTTCGGGGGTGACTCTGAATGCAACGCCTGGGCTTAGGCTTCGTAGCCAATATTCGGGCGCAACACTTAGAAAGACCGCGACGGATACATGGATTATTTTTGGAGATTTAGCCGTTTAAAAACATGAAAGGTAAAGTAGGTTTTTTTTCAGGCTATTATGGCACTGGCGGCAATTACATTGCGGCTCCAGCAGGTGCTGCTGCTGTGAATGTATATCCGTTTAGCGCAAATGGATTTGGGCGAAGATTTAACAACCCTGCGACGCCGCCAAGCGGTACAGTTACGGCAGTAGCATTTTCGGAGGATAAAAACTTTATCGCCGTCGGGCATAGTTCGTCGCCATATATAAGCGTTTACCCGTGGAGCGACTTTGGCTTTGGCGCTAAATTTAGCAATCCCGGTACATTGCCCCCCGTTGGGGGCATTAACGTAGTGGCATTTTCGCCTGCCGCCGATGCGATTGCGGTAACATTCAACGCCTCGCCGCGTTTATATGTTTATCCGTGGAGCAGTTCGGGATTTGGCACAGTATTTAGCAATCCAGGCACATTACCCGCAGGTAATGGGAATGATGTGGCCTTTTCGCCTGCCGGGGATGCTATTGCAATACCTCACCCAACAACCCCTCGAATAACGGCTTACCCGTGGAGCGGTTCTGGCTTTGGCACAAAATTTAGCAACCCGGCAACTATCCCAACAGGGGATGGCCGGGGCGTAGCCTTTTCGCCTGCTGGAGATGCTATTGCAGTAGCCCACGCTACATCCCCTTTTATTTCTGTTTACCCGTGGAGCGGTTCTGGCTTTGGCACAAAATTTAGCAACCCGGCAACATTGCCCGCCGGGATAGGAAATAAAGTTGCATTTTCGCCCGCTGGAGACGCGATTGCTATTGGTCACTCGACATCCCCTTTTATTTCTGTCTATGCTTGGAGTGGCTCCGGTTTTGGCAGTTAGTTTAGTGACCCAGCGTCGCTGCCAGCAAGCGCAGGAACGCAAGTAAAATTTTCGCCTGATGGCAACTACATTGCAGTCGCCCACACGGTATCCCCGGCACTATCGGTTTACCCGTGGAGCGGTTCTGGCTTTGGCACAAAATTTAGCAACCCGGCCAACTTGCCTTCGGGCGGGCTATCTGTTTCGATTATATAAAACACACAAACATGAGTTATCTAACGATCAAGCCAACACAAATCATTGAAGTCCTTAAAACACAAATTGCTGCCAGGGAGCAGGAGGTTTTCGGCTACCAAACCAATATTGAAAACTTCAAGCGGCTTTTGGAAAAATTGCCAACGGACGAAAGGCCCAAAAAATCAGACGCACATACGCTGTCGCGGTACGATTTTCGGGATGACATCCGGCAAAGACTGATAAACGAGTTTATCCAGCAGGAAAGGAGCCTGCTGGTATTGTCTGTTCTGATTGCCCAACTGCCGCCCGATGAACTAAAAAAGATGCAAGAAGAAGAAAAATAGCATCCATGAAAAAACACATCTTAATCGCCCTGTTGGGGCTGGTTTCAATCGGGGCCACCGCTCAAGAAATTGAGACATACAGCATTGACAGCATAGGCCGCCACAACTGGCAGTTGAGCACGACGTTGACCGTGACCAGGGCAGACAGCACTGTTTCTGTAAGAAAGGAGAGCGTGAAATTTACCACTCGAAAAGATGCAAGGAAGTACATAAGCGCACTATTCGCGGATAAAATCCGCGCTGATTCATCCATTCAGGAAAGCGCGAAGCGGCGTATTGCGCTATACAAAACCAGTCGGACGGCACTACTATCTGACCTAAACCGGGCACCTACGCAACCGAAAAACGTGCAGCAAAACACCCGTTCATCGGGCACTGTGCCCACGAAAAAGCAAAAGAAGTAATGAACGACAACGAAACAGAACTACAAAACTGGATAAAAGCCGCGTTGTTACTCGCTGCTTTTTGCTGGTTCGTATATCTGCTTTTATCGGTTGCAAAAATTTCAATTATTTGGCCGTAAAAGATTGTTAAAACATTAAAAATGGCACGGTGGTAGCATAGTAGAGATAAACTTTCTTGCTATGCCTACAACTCAACCTAACTACGACCCTATGCAGGATTTTTGGAAAAGAGGGGTAGATTTCCTTTTCAAGCAAAGCCCCGTTATCGTTTTGGCGGTGGTGATGCTCTACCTGTTTTGGCAAAAACTCGAACGGATGGAAGTACAGCGCGTCGCCGACCGGATCGAAGTCCGGCAGGAATGCGCCAACGCCATTACCGAAATTCGAGCAGACTTAGAACACTGCCAGCACCGAAACGAACTACTGACGCTGGAAAATAAAAACGTGTCGGCAGAGGTGGCCGCTCTAAAGGTCATGGTATCCAGGTGGAGCCGCAAAATGGCGGTTTCCTACGGAGTCAACAACTAAAAATTGAACTTTTTACGAAAGTTGGTTTTTTCTTCATACCCCAAGCGCCGTAATGGTGTGCGGGGGATTTTTCAAAACAAAAAAAACAATATGGCAAATTCAAAGCAAGTATTCAGTACATCGTCGCCGGGGTTCATTTATTCGATAGCATCGGCGATCCTCACCATTCTCGCCATTATTGGCGTTTCCTTCGCTGACCCCATTCCCGTCCTTTCGGGACAGGTAGAGACATCTATCCAAGGCGGCAGTTTCTTCGCCTTGGCGACGCTTGTCATCGGCTCCGTGCTGTTCCCGGTGTGGAACCTCATCCAGAAAAAGCAGAAAATCAACCTGAAAGCGATTTTTGGCAGTACAGCCAATATCATTGCATTGGGGAACGCTTTGCTTGGTATCATCGCCCTCACGGGCTTTGTGCTTCCCGCCGGATCGTTAGAGCAATTGGTGAGCGCCGTAAAAATGAAGGACTGGGGCGCGTTGATTGGGTTACTCGTTACGTCCATCGTGCCGACCATTATCCGCTTCATAAAAAGCAAGAAAACACCTCCGGTTGGAGCCTAAAGCACACACAAACAATACTTATACCATGAACACTTTTCAATCAATTTTACAGGCCATTCTTGGCGCGGTAAACTTCGCAGATGATTCACTCGAAGCCCCGTTCAAAGCCGTCTATGAAGCAGGCGGAAAAGCCATGCTTGCCGCTATTGACGTGGATGCTGCCAAGGGGCCGGAGGATGTTTCCGCCGAACTGGACGGCTTGGTAGGTCTGGCAAATACGTTTGCAGGGGCTGACCTGAACCCGTCTCAAATTGAAGCACTCAAAACCAACGTCGCAAAAATCATCAAAAAGCCGGAAAATCCTGCTTTAGAGATGGCTTTGGAAAGCACGTTCAACGCCGTGCTGGATGCCGTTAACGCGACGCTGCTTTTGAACGACGTTGTGGATGCTTACAATCCACCCGACGAAACAGGCAACTAAATCGGCACGGCATTTGCGTATCGGATGACGGACTTTTTAGTTAAGAATCCCTTTAATCCGGTTACGCGCAAAAAGAACGCCCGCTCTCGCAGTCATGCGGGGCGGGCGTTTGTGTTTGGTGGCGGCGGCGGTCAAAGGCAAACCCCATGCGCCTTATCCACCGCATCTTTTGCCTGTTCAGGGGTTTGGTTCTTCGCCTTGCAGACCGCACACTCGCAAGTAATAGGAAGACCCTTGCCCCATTGAGTTAAGCGATAGCAAGGCTCAATGACAATTTCATGGATTGAAATAAATCCGAAGTTGTAAGCCTTACCCGTTTCTGTGAATTGACTTGCCATGATGTATAAAATTTACTTCGTGAATGTCTTAATGACCTTACAAAGATACAACACCTACTACTATTCGCGCAAATATTTTTACAATTATTTTTACAAGAAAGTGAAAATATTTTTTCGTGCATTGATAATCAGCATTTTACAAAAAAGCCTGCCCCACAATTAAGCAGAGCAGGCCGGGCAAACAAGTCATGGCAGCCGATTACCCGTTATTTGTTGCGATTACGGCAAAATGATTGATCCTGTTTTGGCAAACGTTTCCAGGTGGGGCAACAGGGCTTTTACCTGTTTGCGTGTCAGGTGCATCCGAGAATTTACTATTTCCCCTTTGCCCCCTAATTCAACCGGAATGCCAACATCCACCCCTAACCATATAGCGTCTTCGGTTGCCAAGGATGATTTTTGAAGAGAGCATTTTTGTTTATACCTGTCTTTAAATTCAATAAGGGCAAAGCCTCTTTGTGTTTTTTTTACTTTCATTTTTTATTCGTTATCTAATTTTGGAAATGTCACATCATCCAGCGAGAGAAAAAGCGCCCGAATGAGACGGTGAATGGCAATTGCCCTGTCATGCCGCCCGCCCCTACTGAGGTCTTCTGCAACTTCGTTTGCATCGCTTAACGCCCTTTCCGACATTCCAAGCGCGCTCATTTTTTCGGACTTGGCATTTTCGATTAGCCAAAAAATAGAACTGCCGTGAATCAGGTTTTTTACTTTGTCCTCTCGCGCTTCATCGCCATTAAAGAAAGCGGTTACTGCATCAGCAATCCTGGCATCAATTTCGGCGCAAACGTTCGCCAAAAACACTGTAAGCCTCCCCCCTTCAGATAGGCTTTTTGCTGTTTCTTCCTTGTGTAATTCATCCGGGAACTTCGATTTTAGCCATTCCATTTTTTGGTACACTTCGGATTTGATGGCCGACAAATCCGAAAATGAAAGGTGTTTAAATGCTTCGTTCATGCTAAAACAGGCTTTATAGTTCTTGTGAATTTATGTGTTTCTGAGCCGACCGTTTGCACAGTCTCAACCCTGGATTCTCCAATCGGGTAGAAAACATTGCCAAATGTTTCCCCTCGAATTTCGGATGTTTTGACGGCTTCGTGTTCCGCGTCTCGAAGGTTCTGCGCCTGGGCAATAACAGAGCCAAGTAAAACGCCGTCTCGGTATGTTGTGATTTTGTATTTCATGTTGCCTTTATTTGACCTGCTCCCTTACATTTTGGACAGGTGGTTGTTGTTTCGATAATTTGTGCTTCGGGCTTTCCGTCCTTCTTTTTACCGAACCATGTTGAAGAGTAAACGGCTTTTAGGGGCACGGTTCTGAGACCGTTGCAGGTGGTACAGGTGGTGTCTTTCATAAATATAGAATTTTGTTTGTTTTTTAGAGCGGATAAATCCCCGCGTATCAATTTGATACGCGGGGATTAGATGTAAACCAAGCCAGTCCGGGACAATCCCGACCATTGATAACCTTGCCGAACCCGTTAGCCCTACCAAGCCAATCCTATGCCAGCCGTACCGTACCCCGCCCGTTAGCCATGCCTATCCTTACCTATCCCTGCATTACCTAACCATGCCCTGACCTTGCATTCCAAACCCATTAGCCATACCCTACCGAACCAAACCCAACCGTAACGCGCCACGCCCATTAGCCACACCTAACCAAGCCCCTCCCATCTTTACCCATCCATGCCATGCCGTACCATACCGAACCCATTAGCCTTGCCCCTCCCGTCCTTACATCGCCGTGCCGTGCCCTTGCTCGCCACACCCATTAGCCTTACCACTCCGAACCAAACCATACCGTGCCTTTGCACGCCGCTCCCATTAGCCACACCTTTACAGACCCTACATTACCATACCTAACCTTCCCAAACCGTTATATTTTTTCAAACTGTATTCCATCAATCCGAAACCGCCCATGTGAGGGGCGAAAGTCGCCAAGCCCTTGAAATTTGCCCGCTTGGTCAATCAATTCTGCAAGCAGTGCTTGCGGTAAATAGTCCGGCTGCAAAACCATTATGGAAAATTCCAAAGTCCAGCCTTCAAAGAACGCCGGGCGGCTCCTGGTTATACCCGCCCGCTGAATAACGACGCGCCGTTGGTCTATCATCTCCCATTCTTTTACGCCTCCATTGATTCGACCGTATTCCTTATCCGGGACTACAATGGCTTTTAATCGGTCAAACAGGGACTTTCGATGGGAAGACGGGTCAGCGTGTGATTTCCCTGCCATGCGGATAGCCGCACAAAAGTTCTCGCAAGGCATAACGATAAACCCTTCCCGGTCACGGAGAACGTAAGACTCAACGTCGTCCGTTTTTTTCTGTGCAGAACCCTTTTTTGCGGCTGCTTTTTCTGCAATTGCTTCGTTGTTCCAACAGTGCATCAGCATTTTTGCCGTTCCAACGATTTTTACTTTGGCCCGATATGGCACAGACATATCAATCATGTTTTGTGCTCCATTGGTAACAGGCTCTACGATGGTTGCTTTCTTCATTTTAAAAAAATAATTAAAAATTCATGTGAAAAATAATCCTGCCGCACAGCGCAAGAAATGAAATCGCCCCCCATGCGGCGGAAAGGGCTATGCTCATTTGGATTATCCAGAGCAGGAGGACGCAAAGTATAGCGTCAAATGGCACGGAAATAATGGCGAATAAAAGCCCAAAACCAAGGCAGTGAGAAACAGGCTGGGCATTTGCAAACCCAATCATAGCGACAAACACGGCACAAATCCAGTTCCTCCATGCAAACCACTCCGTGCCGCCGGATGTACTGGAATATACATCGGATCGAAACCTATCAAAAGCCCGGTGTGCCGCCGTCTCAACGTGCTTTGCACCCCAAATTGGCAGGGCTATAACAGTGCTGAGAGCCACTTTTTGCCCTGTTTGGTGGTAAATACTGGTTTCGATGTTTGCTTTTCGCTCGCTTACGCCTTGCGACGTTATGCCGACCTTCCAAACGTGTGGCTCAAAACCGAGGTTCCTGAATTTCAGGTCACTGAGGACATAGACGTAATCCATGCCCAACAGAGCAGGGATTTGGCGCAAAAACTTTGTGCTCATAGCGTTTCGTCGTCTTGGAAAATAATGTGCATGGCGCTAAAGACAAGCGCAACCAGCACAAAAAGAACGAGTCCTATCAATTTCATTTTTTGCTTTTTTTATCCAGAATTAACAAGCCCCCTAAAAGGAAAACAAGCATGGGTAGGAAAATGTGATTAAATACGTCTGTCATAATGCTACTTTTTACCCGATTCTCCGTTGCCCGGCGTTCTGATACATAGCGTCTCCATGCGATCCGATTACGGCCCCATTTGGTACGATCTTGCCAATGGCCCAACCGATAACGCGCCCCAACGCAATAGAAAGCGCCCCTACTGCGAGCCAATGCCATTCTGAGGTTATGGCGGAAATGAGCAGGTCAAGACCAATAACAACGCCAAAAATTATGAGGGTGCAAGCCATAAGGAAGGCGGAACCCTTGTGAAGCGTTCGGAAACTGTTTCCTACAATGCTATTCCCAAATGTGTTGACCATAAATTCAGAGGAACAACTAACCGCTATCAGCCCAAACACAAAAAGCAGGATAAACAGGAATGAAAAGACTTGCGTCCGCATCCACCAAGACGCATATCCCCAATAGTAAAAAGTGACAAACATAAATTGTTTATGCGCCTTCGCTGATTCGCCTTTCCACCGATACACATTCTTAACCGCCTCTGCGCTGTCTGGAAGCGACCACCCCGACGAAGAGCGAGCGCCCCCAATTGGCAATGCTGACACCGGCTCCGCCGACGCTTGCGCCGTTTGGCGGGCTTTTGGCGTTTCGCTTTGTGGTGCCAATTGTGGTGCCAATATCTTGCCGCCTACATACACAGCAAGCAATGGCCCGGCGTTGTCGGCATCGGTGAACGCGACTCCGCTTTGCAGCAGATCGAGCAGGTTCTTTTGCCCGTCACCTGTGCGCTTGATCGGGGCTTCTTGAAAAGTCGCCTCGAATACTTCGCCCTGCTTAGGTACGATCAGGGTGGCACGTCTGCCTAAGTATTCAGTAAGCCGCACCGTTTTCGGCTGCGCAAAAGCGGGCATCGCAAAAATGAGTAGCACCGCAATGACACCCGCTGCCCTGCCCGCCATTTGAGCGAGTAGTGCCGCTGCGCCACCCTGTTTGCGTGCCCGGTCGCGGGTGCAATATTCTCGAATGGATGGTGCGGCCATTTTAAGAAAGTAAAAATACTCTGTCCATGTTTCTTTTTCGGCGTTCGTAGTTTGTCCGGCCATCGCCGACCGTACATCCATTATTTCATCCTGAAATGGGTCATCCTCATTTGCCGGACAACAAATCACAAGCGAGTCAACCCGGTACGGTGCCGCGACAACGTACTTTTCGGAGCCGTACATTTTTCGAGTGGCGACCAATCGGGATTCAAATTCAGCAGCCGTTTCCGTTTCGCTAATAGACCATACTGGAATGTCCGGAGCGATTAAATTACTCATGTCCAGTTGTAGTGGCTGTTCGCCCGCTGGCAATGCAGGGGCTTTGGCTTCGCGGATGGCTTCTACTACGGTCTTAGCCACCGGGCGAGCCGTCGCCTCGACAATAGAAGCAAAGAAAAGCCATCCAAGCGTAAGGTTAACAGCAAGCACAATACCCCAAGACAACATGGGGAAAATCCAAAGTGCCCACTCGCCAAAGGGGTTCGATCCCGCCGGGCAAATTGCCAGCCACAGGAAGCCAAGACTTGCCAATGCGAAAAGAACGAGCGTCACGGGCAAGACAAGCCAATGCCAAGAAAGGAACTTCCAAACGCACCACTTAGCCCATGCAATGGGGTGTCGGCATCCGGCGACGGGGATGCTCATTACATCGCTCACCATCCACTCCGTAGAGCCGTTGGCGCGAATGAAGTATGTAAGGCCCCGCTCGTTCACCGCCACTCCGTCGGGGTGGTATGTGATCGTCGTGGCCGCCTGGCCCGGCGTAAGGCGAAGTAAGTATGCAAGGTTTGCCCGGATGTTTCGGTCGAAATGGGAAAGGACTTTTTGTAACATAGTTTGCCCTGTTTTGTGTGGGAGTGAGGGCGGGGGAGGGGTTCGGCTGAT